TGGGCGAAGCCGAACCCGATGCCCGAGTCAGTAACGGACAGGCCGACAAGCGCGCACGAGCATGTGTTTATGTTGGCGAAGAACGAGCGTTATTTCTTCGATAACGAGGCGGTGAAGGAAGCGGCGATCAGCACGCATCCGAGCGGCAACGGTTACGACCGCGCAGAGCGCGTGTCTGTCGGCGGGCGCGGGCAGAAGCAAGGGTGGTCGGACATCGGCGACACCCGCAACATCCGCAATGTCTGGACGATCGGCACGCAGCCGTACGCCGAGGCGCACTTCGCCACCTTCCCGCCTGAGCTCGCCGAGCGGTGCATCAAGGCGGGTTGCCTGGAGGGCGGCACGGTGCTCGATCCGTTCGGCGGCGCTGGCACGACCGGGTTGGTGGCCGACCGGCTGCGGCGCTCGGCGATCCTGATCGAACTCAATCCCGACTATGCGGCGATCGCCGAGCGCCGCTTGAGTGACGACGGCGGCATGTTCGCGGAAGTTCAAAGGGAGGCCGCCGAATGACCGACCTGCCGGAACCTCTGACGCCGCCGGAATGCGATCTGCGTGACTTCGGCTTCATGCCGATCGAAGTGGCTCGGCTGCGTCATTCGAAGGCTTGGCTTCACGCACGCCGTGACCCGGAACTCGGCTTCTACATGATGAACCTCTGGATGGCGTCTTGGCACGAGAAGCCGGCCGCCAGCCTTGAAGACGACGACGACGTGCTCGCCGACCTTGCAATGTGCGAGCCGCGGCGGTGGCCGAAGGTTCGCGAGAAGGTGCTGCGCGGATGGGTGAAGTGCTCGGACGGACGCCTCTACCATCCAGTAGTCGCCGAGAAGGTTGCAGAGGCATGGGAGAGGAAGAAGGCTCAGCGACAGCGGACTGAGGCGGCACGCGAAGCGCGACGACAGAAGCCTAAACCGACAGTCACAGAGATTGTCACACACTCTGTGACAGAGAATGCGACAGACAATGTCACAAATACTGTAACAGCGTCCAAGGGACAGGGACAGGGAGAAAAGAAAGAAGCAGCGCAGCCTCTTGGGAAGGTAGAAGTGCCGCGCGACCTCGACGTGCTCGAAGCCGCCCTGCGTGCCGCCGCAGGACTGACCGAGGAATCCGCCCCTGGCCTGTTCGACCTATCGCCCATCATCGGCCTGCTCGACCGAGGTGCCGTCCTCGACCGAGACATCCTGCCGGTGCTTCGGGCTAAGTCGAAGGCCGGCAAGCTGGGACGATCGTGGAAATTCTACGTCCCGGCCATCGAGGAAGCGATGCAGGGCGCGAAGGCGCACAGCAACGGCGCATCGCCGAGCACGAAGCGCCAACGCCTCCCAGGCACGCCCGAAGACTGGCCCGTGCGCATCCAGCACCCGCCGGAAGCCGTCGAAAAGCTCTGGCTCAGCGGCGCGTGGTTCCTCGAAGCATGGGGGCCACGGCCAGGCGAGCAGTTCTGCGAGGTGCCGCAGCGCTTCGTCGACGAATGGGAATCCCGGCGCAAGGCGAAGGGGAAGGCGGCATGAGTGTCTGGTACGGCCTCGTAACCAACATCAAATGCGAGAAGCGAGCCAAGCTCGGGCTCGAGGAAAAGGGCTTCGCCACCTACCTCCCGAAGTTCAGGGAGGAGCGACGGCACAAGCGCACCGACAGGTGGCACGTCGTCGAGCGCCTGATGCTGCCGCGGTATCTGTTCGTCACGGCGTGCAGCACGGCGCAGGACTGGCTCTCGATCCGCACCACGGACGGCGTCGAGGGCATCGTCTGCGGCGCAAATCGGCTGCCGACCAAGATCCCGTCCACCTCGATCGCCGAACTCATGGTCGCCGAGGATATCGGTCTGTTCGACTGCATGCGACGGCGCGGACCGATCTTCGAGGTCGGCACGCATGTCCAGATCAATGCCGGGCCGTTCAGGGGCTTCGACGGCGTTATCCGCGACGAGAAGGCCGGCCGCTTCGCCACCGTGTTGACGCGGCTGTTCGGGCGCGAAATGCCGATCGAGGTGCCGGTCGGCGATCTGATACCGTTCAGGGAAGCCGCGTAGTGAGACGGGGCCGACCGTACGCGGCCAACAAGCCCATGGGCGGTGGTGGGGAAGGGTTTTGCCGCATGTGGCTCCAGCGCTCACCGCAAGCCCGGCAAATGGCGTGCCAAAATGGGACACATGCGGCTTGACAGCGAGAATCGATCGTGGCACGTATCTTGCCGCAAGGCTCAGGACGACCCGTCGCGAGGCTCCCATGTGCAGCCGGGCGGACCCAGGCGCAGAAGGATTTTGATCCTAAATCTGACGCCGCGACGGCTTTCTATGGTCCAATGAGATGCAGCCGCCCGGCAACCGCCCGGCGGTTTTTTCGTGTGTGAGGAGGACGCGATGATCCGATCAAAGCGAAAAGGCAAAGGGCGGAAGTGCTGAGATGCCCGCGCTCGCTAACCAGCGCTGGGAGCGTTTCGCGCAGGAACTCGCCAAGGGCAAAAGCGCGACCGAGGCGTATGGCGAGGCCGGTTACAAGCCGCAGCAGCAGAACGCATCGCGGCTGATGTTGACTGATGTGGTGCAGGCTCGCGTCGTCGAATTGAAGGAGCGCGGCGCCATCAAGGCCGAGATTACGCTCGAGAAACTGCAGGCGATGGCCGAGCGAGCTTACGAGGCAGCGTTCGATCTCGGGCAGATAGCCGCGGCCGTTTCGGCCGTGAAGGAACTCGGCGTCCTGTCGGGCTATCGCGTCGAGAAGTCGGAGCGGAAGAACACACACGATGCCCGCGACCTCTCTGAAGCAGAGCTCGACGCTGCCATCGCTGCCGCTGTTGCTCGAGAAGAAGCGGCGACTGGTTTGCAGGCGAGATCTCACTGAGTTCAGTCGCTCGGTCGGCTACGAACCCGCCGCGCATCATCGGCTGCTGATCGGCGAGCTCGAGGCGCTCGAACGCGGCGAGACGGAGACGCTGCTCGTCTTCATGCCGCCCGGCAGTGCGAAGTCGACTTACGTCAACATGCTGTTTCCGGCCTGGTTCGTCGCCCGCAACCAGGAGCGCAACACGCTCACGGCCTCGCACTCGTCGGAGCTCGCGGAGCGCTGGGGCCGCAAGACCCGCAACCTGATCGCCGCGTCGACCAGAGAACTCGATGTGGCGCTGTCCAGCGACAGCCAGGCGGCGCACCGCTGGTCGACGACGAAGGGCGGCGAGTACTACGCGGTCGGCGTCGGCGTCGGCATCGCCGGCTTTCGCGCCGATCTCGGCATCATCGACGACCCGTTCGGCAGCCGCGAGGACGCCGAGAGCGGGAAGATCAGGGAAAGCCGCTGGCTTTGGTACACGGATGACTTCTCGTCGCGCCTGAAGCCCGGCGCGCGGCGAGTGATCATGCATACCAGGTTTCATGACGATGACCTCGCCGGCCGAATCATGCGCCAGCTCGACGCGCTCGACCGGCCGTATCGGCTGCTGAGCCTGCCGGCTGAGGCGCTGGCGAACGATCCGCTCGGACGCGAGCCGGGCGAGCTGCTCTGGGATGAGCCATCGGGCTACGACTACGGCGCGTTTCTGCGCGCCCGGAAGGCCGAGAGCGACCCGCGCACATGGGCCTCGCTCTATCAGCAGAACCCAGTGCCCGACGAGGGCGCGTACTTCCTGCGCGAGTGGCTGCAGCCGGTCGACATCGTGCCGAAGGCCGATGCACTGCGCATCTACGGCGCCAGCGACTACGCGGTGACGCAGGACGGCGGCGACTACACCGTGCACCTGGTCGTCGGCGTTGATGCCGATGCGCGGATGTACGTGCTCGACATGTGGCGCGGGCGGACGGACTCGGCGACCTGGATCGAGGCGCTGGGTGACCTCGTCGACAAGTGGGAGCCGCTGGAATGGGCGGAAGAAGGTGGGCAAATCCGGGCTTCGTTGGGGCCGTTCCTGGAGCGGCGGCTGATCGAGCGGCGGTCGTTTGTCTACCGGAGGCAGTTCCCTTCGCGCCACGACAAGGCTGTACGGGCGCAATCGATCCGCGGCCGCATGTCGATGTCCGGCCTGTTCCTGCCGGCGAGAGCACCGTGGCGGGCGGACTTCGAGAGCGAGCTGTTGCGCTTTCCGGCCGGCGTCCATGACGATCAATGTCTCGCCGAAGGGACGATGATTACGCTCGCGGATGGTAGCCGGCGCGAGATTGAGCGGATTGCAATAGGAGATTGGGTTTCGACACCGCGCGGTCCAGCACGCGTCACGGCCTCGGAGGTAACGAGTGAGGCCGCACAGGTTTGTGAGGTCACTCTATCCAACGGGGAGACCCTCAAGGCTACCGCAAACCATCCCCTATTTGTTGTCGGGAAAGGGTTTGTTCGAGTGGATGCGTTGAGATACAATGACCGCGTCAGTTATAAGGATGTGGTGAAGTGCTCAGAGGAACATCCGCTGCTGAAATATCTGAGTATCGCGGCAATCGGTATCGCCGATACCCTTCGAGCCGGCATAAGCATCACGCTAGGTACTTTTACGCAACCGAACCGCGTCGTGGCTTTCTGCATCGGCACATATGGGAGGACGAGGTCGGGCCTATCCCTGTCGGGCATGAAATCCACCATTCGGACGGAAACACCACGAACAACGCAATCGACAATCTCGAATGTCTCACCACGGCAGAGCATCGGCGGAAGCACCCTGTCTCTTTCCCCGGACAGGCAGAGCATCTGGCAAGGCAGCGTGAAGCTGCCGCTCAGTGGCATTCGAGCGAAACTGGGCGTGAGTGGCATAGACAAAACGGTAAGGCCGCGTGGATCGGCCGGGAGCCTATTGCTCGGACGTGCGTCTGCTGCGGAGTCGAGTTCGGGGCGTTCTTCGGACGGTCTAGGTTCTGCACGAGGGCCTGCGGTCAGCGTTATCGGCGTGCAGGCCCTTACCAAGCCGGCGAGGGTCCGAAACCTCACCGTCGAGCCCGACCACGTGTTCTATGCGAACGGGGTGCTGACGCATAACTGCGACGCCTTGGGCCTGATCGGGCAACTGCTCGACCACATCAACGAACCGGCCCGTCCCGAGAAGCCGAAGCCGAAGAAGCCGCGGGACTGGTTCGAGGAGACGGACGTGAGCGAAACATCGTGGAAGGTGGCTTAGATGGCGAAGCAAACGCTGGCCGATTGGGAGGCGACCCACGGCAACCCGTTCACGCCAGTGCCGGATCGGCCGCCTTCGCCGGGTTTCGACGCTGCACGCAAGGCTATCGCCAACGGTTATGGTCTGCGCGCTGAGAAGGTGGTCGACGGCGGTGTTCTATTCCGCGTCGTCGAGAAGGCTGCCGTCTAACCCATGCCGCTCGCGTCCTCACAGGCCGTGCAGACCGACCCGTTCGCCGCAATGGACGGCACGCGGCTGCGCGACCTGTTGACCTCGCTCGTCGAGAAGTTCGAGAGCGCCGAGGACGCGAGCTACGACGCGCGGCTGAAGGCCGAGCGGGATGTGGACTACTACGACGGCAAGCAGTGGACGGAGGCCGAGGCGAAGGTTCTCAAGGACCGCAAGCAGCCGGTCGTGGCCAAGAACATGGTCAGGCCGAAGATCGACTATCTGCAGGGCCTCGAGCGATCGCAGCGGACCGAGCCGCGGGCGCTGCCGGTCACGCCACAGCACGAGGACGATGCGCACGCCGCGACCGACGCGCTGCGCTCGGTGACGCAGGCCAATCGGTACGATCAGGTCAGGTCGGCCGTCTGGCTCGACATGCTGCGGACGGGCTGGGGCGGCGTCGAGGTGGCGGCCGAGGAGAGCAAGAAGGGGGTGCCGACGATCAAGGTTTTCCGCTGCCAGTGGGATCGCATGTTCTGGGATCCATACTCGGCGGCGGCCGACTTCTCGGATGCGAACTATCTCGGGCTCGTCGTCTGGATGGATCGCGAGGCTGCGGTTCGCAAATGGGGCGAGGCGGCCGGCAAGGTGTTTGACGAGACGCTGTCGCATGCGTCGCTGGTCACGACCTTCGACGACAAGCCGAAGAACCTCACCTGGGTCGACCGCAGCAAGCGCCGGCGCATCCGAATCGTGCAGATGTACCATCGCGACGACGCGAGCGGGCAATGGCAGTTCTGCGAGTTCACCAAGGGCGGGTTTTTGCGCTACGGCCCGTCGCCCTGGCTCGATGACGACGGCGATCCGGAGCATCCGTACTCGTGGCGCTCGACGAACATCGACCGCGACAACAACCGCTACGGCGCGGTGCGCGACCTGATCGACACGCAGGACGGCATCAACAAGCGCGAATCCAAGATGCTGCACATGGTTTCGGTGCGGCAGACCTTCGGCACCGAGACGTCGCTGTCCAAAAACATGACGACGCAGCAGCTTCGGCAGGAGCTCGCCAAGCCGGACGGGCATGTGTCGCTGCGCGAGGGCGTCGAGTGGGGCAAGCAGTTCGGCGTCATCGAAACCGGCGACATGGTGACTGCGCAGTTTCAACTGCTGGCGGAAGCCAAGGCCGACATGCAGCAGCGCGGCCCGAACGCCTCGATGCAGGGCAAGGGCGCGGCCGGGGCGAGCGGTCGGGCGATCCTGGCCAACCAGCAGGGCGGGCAGATCGAGGCGACGCCGCAGACCGACATGCTGCGCGAGATGGATCACGAGGCGTACCGGAAGATCTGGCGCCGGGTGCGGCAGTTCTGGGATGCCGAGACTTGGGTGCGGGTGACCGACGACGAGAAGGGCGTCCGGTTCGTGCAGCTCAACGCGCCGATGCTCGATCCGATGACGGGCCAGCCGGTGCTCGACGAGATGGGACAGCCGGTCGCCGAGCGGCCGGTCGCCGAGCTCGAAGTCGACATCGAGATCGATGACGCGCCGGCGATCGGCACGATGTTGCAGGAGCAATTCGAACTGCTTGTGCAGCTCAAGCAGATGGATCAGCCGACGCCGGCACATCCGAACGGCGAGATTCCGTTCAAGTCGATCATCAAGGCGGCGCCGAACCTGCGCGCCAAGCAGCAGATGTTGAGCGACATCGACGCTGAGGAGCAGCGGGCGCAGCAGCCGAACCCGGCCAAGCAGATGGCCGAGCAGCTCCAGATGGCCGGCGCGCAGGCCGAAGTGCAAAAGACGGCGGCGACGGTCGAGAAGACGGCGGCTGAGGCCGAGCGGACGAAGGCGCAGACGGCGCAGATCGTACAGGAAATTCAGATGAAGCCGGCCGAGATGCAGATGGAGGCGCAGCAGCAGGCGCAGGCGACGGCCATGAAGGCCGAGCAGGCGCGCCAGCGCTTCCAGGGGCCGCCGCAGGGCCGTGCTGCGTGATCATGTAGCCCGCACTCTGTGCAAGGCGGCTTGCGGTCGGACGGTGTGTCCGATGTGCGCAGGCGGTCCTTGCACGATGTGGGAGCAATTCCTCGACGAGGCGGATGCGGCGATCGGTGCGGTGCGTGATTACGCGCTGCTTACGCCGAGACGGAAGCCTCGAAGGGGCTGACTTCCCGACGCCGGGGTGACGGGCGAACGGTGACGCCGACCGCAACGGGCGAACGTGCCGCCGACGATACGGGCGATCGTGATCCTCACGCACAAGGACAGGACGGATGGACACCCTCGAGGAGGTGATGGCCGGCCGCGGCAAAGCCACGGGCGAAAGCCATCAGGAGACGAAGCCGGAAGCCGAGACGCCTGCACCCGAACCCGCTCCGCAAGGGCCGGCGAGGGATGAGCAGGGCCGTTTCGCGCAGCAGCAGGCCGAGGCGGCCAAGGACGGGCAGCAGCCCGCTGAGGCGCCCGCAGGCCAGCAGCCGGGCGACGGGACGCAGCCGCAAGGCGTCGTGCCGCAGCAGGCGCTGCATGCGTCGAGGCAGGCGGAGCGGGACGCGAAGAGCGAGGCGGCCACACTGAAGGCCGAACTCGATCAGATGCGTGCCGAGATGCGGGGCATGCAGGCCGCCATGCAGCGGCCGGCGCAGCCTCCGCCAGCACCGCCCCAGCCGCGCGTGTTTCCGGACCCTCTCGCCGATCCCGAGGGCTTCAAGCAGGCAGTGCTCGACGAGGCGCGCGACGAACTGCGCCGCGGGCGTGAGGAGGATCTGGCGAACCATCATCGCCGGACCCTGCAGAGCGCACATCGGAAGTACGGCGGCGAGTTCGAGGCGGCCTTCCAGGCGGCCAAGGGTTTCGCCCAGACCAATCCGCTGTTCGAGCAGGAGCTGAAGGCGGCGGACGATCTCGGGGAGCACATCCTCGATTGGCACCGCCGCCGGCAGGTTCTGACCGAGGTCGGCAACGACCCGGCTGCCTACAGAGAGCGCATCCGTCAGGAGCTTCTCGCCGAAATGCGGGGAACGAATGGGGCGCCACCCGCCGCCGCCGCACCGCCGGGCAACCGGCCCAATGGAACGCTTCCGACATCGTTCGCCACCGCTCAGAACAGCGGCTCGCGGACGACCGGGGGTTATTCGGGGCCGCTGTCCCTCGAAGACATCATGAAGCGCTGAGGCGTTTCACAGAAGCGCTGAGGCGTTTCGCAGCTTAAGGAAGGTTTTCGGCCATGGCTGAAACCCGTTCAATTCCTGCGCTGACTCCCTCCATTTGGGATGATCAGTTCTCGACCGAGTTCTTCCAGACCAATCCGTTTGCCGCGTACATGGGCGTCGGGATGAATAACCCGATCGTCATGAAGGAGGACTTGGCCTCCAAGCGCGGCAACGGCATCACGTTCGAGTTCGTGACGAACCTCGGCCGTGGCACCATCTACGACCGCCAGCCGCTGCGTGGGCACGAGGACGTGCTCGGCGAGTACGGCGACAAGATCTTCTGGCGCATGCGCAAGAAGGGCATATCGATCCATGAGCTCGACATGGATCTGGCGGCGATCGACCTCCGCAAGGCGTCCAAGGCGACCCTCAAGACGTGGGCGCTGGAAGACGTGAAGTGGGAGACGATCGACCGGCTGGGCGCGGTCGGCGCCGACTGCGACGTGCTGTTCGCCGACGCCACGGCGGCGCAGAAGAACACCTGGGTGACGAACAACGTCGACCGGGTGCTGTTCGGGGCGGCGCTGGCGAATTACTCGACTACCTTCGCCACGGCGGCCGGCAACGTTGACTCGACGAACGACAAGCTCACTCGGGCCAATCTGTCCCTGCTGAAGCGTGTCGCTCTGTCGGCGAGCCCGCGCATCACGCCGATCCAGGTCGAGGAACGGTCTAACCGGCGCTACTTCGTCGCCTTCGCGCATCCGCGCGTCTTCCGCGATCTCACGGCGGACATGGATGTGCTGCGCATGACGCAGTCGAAGATCGAGCGGTCCGAGGGCATCTTCCTCGGCGGCGATCTGGAATACACCGGCGTCGTGGTTCACGAGGTCGACGACATGCCGATCTATGCCGGCATCGGTGCCGGTCCGAGCGACATCTCGCCGGTCTATCTGCTCGGCCAGGAGGCGCTCGGCTTCGCCATCAAGGAGCGGTACAAGAGCCGCGAGCAGTTGGATGACTACCAGCAACTCGAAGGGCTCGGTATGGTCGGCAAGTGGGGCATCAAGAAGCTCGCCTACAACGCAACGTACAGCGGCGAGACCACTGCCGCGAACGGCAAGCAGCGCGGCGTCGTGACCGGCTTCTTTAGCGCGGTGGGAGACTGATCATGGGAAATTTTTACACGAATGCTGTCCGTCATCCCGAGGACATCGGGGTTGGACACATCCGCCGGACGGTGAGCGCCGGCGCTTCGGGCTTCGACGCGGTGCCGGGCATCCCGATCGGCGCGCTCGAAGCGGGGGCTATCCCGCTGCGAGCTAGCGCCTATATCGAGACGCTGTTCAACGGCACGACGCCGACGATCACGCTCGGCACGGCGGCAAACGTCGATGGCCTCGCGACGTCGGCGCAGATCGCGCCGGCAACGGCTGGCAACAAGGGGGAGGCCGTTCTCCTGGGCGGTGCTTCGCCGCTCTACGGCATCCCGCTCGCCGTCAACACGATCTTCTATGTCAAGCTGACGCAGACCAACACGACCGCCGGCAAGATCACGGCGATCATCGAGTTTGTGAACAAGCGGGAAAATGAAGGAATTCCTTTTCCTAACAACTGATTAGGCGGGAGCTTCGGCTCCCGTTTCGCATTCCTTCGTTTCAACCCCACAAGGGATCACCGCCATGCAATTCACGTACACACCGGAAGCCGGCGACCCGGACATCGTCCGGGTGTTCGGCAAGATCTTCGAGGCCGGCAAGCCGGTCACCATCGACGATGAGAAGGAGGCGAAGATCGTCGCCAAGCTCGCCGCCAATCCGACCTTCAACCGCAAGGAACGGCTCGCCGATCCGGCGGCGAAGGCCAAGGCCAAGGACGAGGAGGTCGTCCGCAAGCACATCGACGGCCGCACCAAGGAGGCCAGGGAGGCGCGTCAGGCAGCCGAGAAGTCGGCAGCCGAAGCGGCGGCCAAGGAGCGGGCTCTAGAAGCCGCCCAGGCGCTCGCAGAGCCCGACGACGGCGCTTGAACGATAGCTGAGAGGACGCGCCAATGCCGAGGACGAGTATCGATCTGGCAACGCGCGCCCTCTCGCGGCTTGGCAAGGTGGCGTCAGGGCAGCCGCCGGCCGCCGAGGATCTCGACATCGCGCTGGACGGCATCCGGTCGCTGATCGACGATCTGCAAATCCGCGGCCTCGTCTACGTGCCGGATGAAGACGCGATCGACGATTCCGTGTTCCTGCCGCTCGCCTCGCTGCTGGCGGCCTCGATCGCCGAGGAGTTCGAGGCCAGCGAGGGCACGGTCACGGCGCTGTCGATGAAGGCGGCGCAGGCCGAGGCGCGACTGCGTGAGCTGCGCGTCGAGCCGATCGAGACGGCCGAGCGCATCAAGGGCGAGTTCTTCTAAGATGCCGTCGATCGAGTTTCCCGCCGGCACGCGACCGGGCCGGACGCCGCAGGAGAGCGGCGGCAGGCTGATCAACTGCTATGGCGAGCCGCTCGGACAGGACGGGCTCGTCGTTCGGCGGGTGCCGGGGCTGAGGCGCTGGGCGACCTCGCCGATGGGCGGCTATCGCGGCTCGATCCTGGTCGGCTCGACGCTCTACGCCGCGTTCGAGGGCGAGGTGAACCAGTTCGACTCGGCCGGCGCAACCGATCCGGCCGGTAGCCTCGCCGGTACGGGCAAGGTGTTCTTCGCGAGAAACAACCATGTCGATTTGGGTGTTCCGGCGCCGCAAGTCGTCGCGGTGACGGAGGTCGGCGCCTTCGTGCTCGAGGCCGGCCCGTCATGGGCAGCCTATCCCGACGGCGACTTGCCTGCGTCGGTCGCCGGCGTGACGTTTCTCGACGGGTACTTCTTCTTTTGGACGCCGGACGGTCGCATGATTGCATCGGCGATCAATGGCCAGGCGATCGACGCGCTCGACATCGCGACCGCCGAGAGCTCGCCGGACGGCCTGCGGCGCCTCGTGCCGTTCGACGGGCAGTTGATCGCCATGGGCGCGCAGTCCTTGGAATTCTGGTCTGGCAACCCGCCGAACGCGAGCGCCTTTCCATTCAACCGGATTGCGGTGGCGCAGCGCGGCCTCGCCTCGCCATGGGCGGTGACGGGCTTCGAGCCGGGCTTCGGCAAGGTGCTGGCCTGGGTCGGCGACGACAACGCCGTCCATGTGCTGAGCGGCTACCAGCCGCAGCGGATTTCCACCGACGATCTCGACCGGCTGATCGAGGCGGTCGCCGACAAGAGCACCATCGAGATGTTCTGTTACGTCGCCGGCGGGCATTCCTGCGTCGTGGTGCGCTGCCCTGCCTGGACGTGGGTGTTCGATCTGGCGACGCAGAAATGGCACGAACGCCGCAGCTATCTTGTCGACACATGGAGGGCGATGGGGAACTCGGTGTTCGCCTTCGGCAAGTGGCTGGTCGGCGATGCCGGCGACGGCCTGCACGAGGTGACGGAAGGTGTGCAGCGCGAGGATGGCGCGCCGCTCGTGTTCCAGGCTGAGGACAAGGGCAGCCGTGCGTTTCCGCAGCGGTTCCGGGTGTCGGAGGCGCATTTCGCGCTCGTGCCGGGCGTCGGCGACGCGTCGGGGCTCGAGCCGATCGAGACGAACCCGGTCGCCCATATCCACTGGTCGGACGATGGCGGCGCCAACTGGTCGCAGCCGGTGACGCGCGAGCTCGGCCGGCAGGGCCACACGCATCAGCGCATCTCGGTCTATCGGGCCGGCGTGACCGGGCCATGGGGCCGGCGCTGGCGCGTCGAGGTGTTCGATCCGGTCTATGCCGGGCTGCTCGGCGGCTCGTTCGAGGTGGGGTGATGTTCAAGCGTTCGCGGGCTGTTCCCTATCTGGTCGCGAGTGGTGGATTAAGGGGGGGGGTTAATCCACCGTCCCGGATTAAGGGGGGGGGTTAATCCCGATGCCGAGCGCCTCGAAGCCCGTCCGCGAGATACCGCCGCCGCGGGTGGCGATCGTCGACCCTCAGACCGGCAAGCTGACGAAGGAATGGTACGAGTTCCTGAAGGCGATCGCCGATACGCTCGGCGTGGTGCGGACGGAGATCCCGTGATGCCGAAGCTGTTTCAAGAGGGGAAGCGTCACCCGCTCAACATGCGGACGACGGCCGAGTTGCGGGCCAAGATCGAGGCTGCCGCGGCTGCGTCGGGGCGCTCGCTCGTGCAGGAAGTCGAGTACCGGCTGGAGCGAAGCTTCCTCGCCGACGAGGTGCGGGCGGCGGTCGCTGAGGCGATGCGCCCTGCCGTTGGGCCGCCTTCCGCTCCTGGTACGCTGTACAATTACGGCAACCAGTTGGGCAACCAACTGAAGATTGGAGTGCCGCCGCATGGGCCTTTTTGACCTCTTCTCGTCCGACAACGCTCAACAGGCGTTCCGAGGCTACAAGCAGTTAGAGATCCCGTGATGCCGAAGCCGAAGCGAGCCGGTCTGACGTTGAGGGTTCATCCGCGCTTGGGTGAGGATATGCGGAAAGCCGCAGCCGCGAACGGCCGTTCCCTCAACGAAGAGATCATCTTCCGTCTCGAAAAGAGCCTTTGGGAAGACGAGACGCGGATGTTGATCGAGGCGGCGCGAACATTGCCGCCGGCTTTGTATGGGCCGGTCACGGTCCCGCAAACGACATCGCTGACGGTCCCTCCCGCATCGTGGCCGCTCCCGCACAATAGGGCTGGTTCTCATGGGCCTTTTTGACCTCTTCTCGTCCGACAACGAGCAAGACGCCTATCTTGCGCAGCGCCAGGGCTACAATCAGGGCCAGAAGCAATATAACCAGTACGTCCAGAAAGGCCTCGGCGAGCTTAAGCCACTGTATGAGCAGGGGCTCGGGTACTACAACCAGTTGCCGCAGGAGTACCAAGGCCAAAACAAGTACATCGGACAGTTGGCCGGCAGGGGCGGCGGCTACCTGGACGCCTATGAGGGCGCGCTCGGCATGGGCAGCCGGCAGGATGCTCAACAGGCGTTCCGAGGCTACAAGCAGTTACCCGGCTTCGACTTCCAACTGAAGACCTCGAACGAGGCGATCAACCGGGCCGCTGCCGGCTCTGGGCTGCTCGGCTCGGGTAACACGCTCGGAGCGATCGGCGAGAACTCGCGCAAGATGGCGGCGGCCGACTACGGGTCGTATCTCGATCGCCTTCAGGGCATGGCGACGATGGGTTACGGCGGGCTCGGACAGGCGGCCGGCTTGCAGAACCAGCAAAACCAGTTCGGCGCGCAGTACGGGCTCGGGCTGGCCGGCGCGAAGGCGGGGCTGGGCACCACCTACGGCAACCAACTGATGGGCGCCTATACTGGCATGGGGCAGACGGCGAACACGGCGCAGCAGGGCATCGGCCAGGCGCAGGGGAACTACCTTACGAGCCTCGATCAGACGGGGGCGAACATCCTCGGAACTGGCCTCGGAATTGCCGGCGCGGTCGCCGGCTTCCCGATGGGTGGCGGTGGCCTTCCGACGCCCGGCAACGTGCCGCTCGGCCAGCCGCCCGGCTATAGGCCGCCCGGGCAGACGACGCTCGGCGGCTATGGCCTCAGCTATCTGTTCAGCTAGGTGACGGCAGATGGCGGATTACAACATCTATGGGATGTTCGCCGACTTCGGCCAGAGGCCTC